TTAACCATTCAGGACAATCTTCTCGTAAAAACTTAAAACCATCAGAAATGTATGGTTGTAAAGCTGGAATGAAACAAGCAAGGATCAATAAAATAAATGTAATAGTCCAAGCCTCATCTTTCCAACTATTATCAGATGCGTCCATTGCTTTTTCGTCCCATGATCCTTCTTGTTCTACACGTTTGACTTGTGCTTGAACTTTAGCAACTTCTAATTGTTGTTTTGCTTTGGCTTTCTCTTGTTTACCTTGTAGCCATGTTGTAGCAATATTTGCTATAGGCCCTAATAATTGTATCATTAATATACCCTCACTTTCTTAGTATCTACATTTGGTACTACTTTGCACATACATTCATAGATAACTTCTTTACCATTAGCACTATCATAAGTTTGCTGACCTAAATATTTAGAATAGTACAAACAATCATTTACATTCCTAAAATGTAAAGTTGCACTAAGTGTGCCTGATAAATAACAAGCTAACATAAACGAAGTCATATCAAACCTTTCTTCCTTGCAATTATTGCTAGAGCAGTAACTACACCAGCACATAATGCAGTAATCATAATGAACAAAATAATTTTTAAAATCAAATTTTTAAATTCTTCTTTTTGTTTTCTTCTTTTTGCTTCAGCTTCTTTTCTTTGCTTTCTAGCTTCAGCACAATAAGCCTGATAGTCATTCCAAAGATTAGCTCTACCATATAACTGCATGAACTCACGAAGTTTTTCATGCTTAACTCTAATTTGTTCTAGAGCCATGAATTCTTCTAGATCATTGTCAGTTTTACCAAGAAAATTTGTCCAGATACTATTACGTTTTTTATGGAGATCTCTTTGCAGCTGTTCCTCTGCACCTACAAAACGTGCAATTGCTTGCCCAGCTGAACTTATTTCTTTACCATTTTCTAGTGTTTGTTTAATTATGGCGAATGCACTATTTGCAATTGCTAGCATTTCAAGCACAGATCACCTCACATTCAGAACCTTATCTAATTTATCTTCAAGTCTATGTAATGCCTCCATTACACGACCAGAAGTATCACGCAAATCTTCTTTTGATGCGTATTCTTCTCTTGTTTTATTAAGCAAAATTTGCAATCGTTTTACTTCAGCAAACATTTTATTAAATGCCCAGGCAAATGGCATTATAATTAGTGTAATAATTATATTCCAAACTAAATCTAATTCCATTATTTATCCTAGCTCGGCTTTGTTGGAAATGTTACATTGTATAAACTGCCACTTTCTGTAACTTTTGGATCAGCAGTAGATGTTAAATCTCTAAGTGCCTGACGATAAGTTATCCATTCAGCTTTTTTACTATCTGAAAGTTTATTATCTGCAACTTGTGTCCAATCACATAAAGATAAAAGATAATTACGTTCTTCTCTTAAAAGTGTCATTGGGTGATTAGCTAAAAGCTCTGCCATTTTATCTGTTATTTCTTTTTCTGTTGGCTCTGTTTGTGTCTTATCTTGCCAATCTAAAGTATCGCCAAATAAATTCCATTCTGCACCTGGTCTAAGAGCTTGAATTGCTTCTGGACGCATATCACTCATTGTGAAATCTCCATCATTATGATTACTGAATGTCTACTATTTTCACAATAAGGAAATGAATCACTACCACTTTCTCTTCTTGCTTGTATAGAATATGTAACTGAGTTTGTTGTATTTGGTGCATCAAGAGTATTAAATTGTGATGGTAATGCTTTTTGAACTCCACTTGACCTTTGGCATTGAGTACGAGCAGCTTCACCATTTACACTACTATTAATCAATAATTCGAAGTTACCACTTGTATTAGTGCCACCTAAAAAAGATTGATAGGAAGTCATAACAAGAATTTTGCTACTAGATGATGTTGGTGTTATACTTGCAGAATGTACTGTAACAAAACTTGATCCATTCACAATAGTTCTTGTTTGTTGTGTGCTTGAAACAACTTGTTTAACTGCACCAGAAGTTGCTAAGTCTACACCATTAATTTGCAAACCACTTGTTGCATTAAGTGTACCAAAAACACTTACACCTGATGCTGAAGTAGCTAGTTTAGCTGAATTGTCGAAAAAAAGGTCTACTGAACTATTGACATTAGCATCAAGCATTGCTTCACCAGAACTAGTGCCTAATCTAATAATGTTACCATTGGTACTAATTAAAAAGTTTCCAGTACCATTATCTAAAATAACTGAATTAGAGCCATCATGGTATAGTTGTAAATCGGCACTGTCACCAATTTTAATTATGTCATTATCTCCAAGATTAAGATGTGATTGTAATGTGGTTTCACCAGCTACATTAAGTGTAAGGTCTATATCAACTGCATCAAGATTAGATGTACCATCAACATCTATATCGCCAGATATATCTAATGATCCAGCACTTATTTGACCAGTAGTTGTAATCGTAGATGAACCATTATCAATAGAACCAAATCCACTTGTAATTGATCCAGCATTTAATGCACCAGTTGTAACTATGCTTGAACTACCAGCTATTGGACTTAATGTTGATAAATCTACAGTAGCAAAAGATAAAGCTCCTGATCCATTTGTTTGTAAAACCTGACCATTAGAACCATCACTTGTAGGATATGTCAAACCACCAAAAGCTGGTGCAGTAATAATCTTCGATATATCTTTTGCTCTAGTCATTATGCACTCTCCAATGCTGTAATTCTAGCTTCTAATTCTTGTATGGTTTTTACGAGTAAAGGTACAAGTTTACTTTGATCTATACCTTGATAAACATTTTCTGTTCTTGTTTTTGTCCATGTTTGTTCTTTTTCTTTCCTAGCTTCAGGTGCATCGGTATCCAAAACATTACCATCTTTATCTTTAATTGTACCAATATCTTGTGTACCATCTTTTTCACCAGTTATTGCCTCTGGAACAATATCTTGTACTTCATGTGCAAGAAATCCATCAACTAATGTATTAGATTCATCTGCAATAAAATTAAATCTTTTTGGTTTTAATTGTTTTAATCTTGTTGTTGCATCTGTCATATCAGATACGTTTTCTTTTAATCTATAATCAGAAGTAGTATTAAAGTTTACACCACTACCATCTGAAGTTTGGCTTATTGAACCAACACCACTCAAATTATAATTTGCAAAATTTATAAATATACCACCACCATTATTAGTGCCATTTTTAATTAAAATTCCATTGTATGATTGAAGATGGGTTTGTATATACATAGCAGCTCTATTAGCTTGATCTTCACCTATACTGATATTACCATTTGTATAAAAAGTTTGACGAATGTCTGAGCCATTGCCGTGCATAACTACATTACCAGCTCCAGTAATAGACATTCTAGTAGAACCTCCAGCTTTAAAGCTAAGTTCTCCAAGTGTACCATTTAAATCAGCAAGTATTGCCATTCTTGAAGTATCAGATGTGCTAGTACCACCATCAAACAACAAACCCATTGGAGCATTTTGGTCTGCCACAATTTGAATATAAGATGCAGTATCCCCCTCAACTATAAGACCAGTTGTGCCACCTCTATACCCAGCTATATTTGAAGCTTGTGCAGTTCTCACATGAAGTTTAGTTGATGGTCCTGAGTTTCCTATACCTACGAAACCACCTAACGACATATCTATTCTCATAGCTTCTATTGCAGAGCCACCATCATCACCTTTAAATACTATATCTGCATCTTGTGTTTGATTAAAAAGTTGTGTTTCAGTGCTAGTAGTCAATATATGAAATTTAGCACTTCCACCATCTTGAAACTTAAAATCACCACCATCAGCATCAAGAATAATATCTCCACCAACATCTAATGTAAAATCACCACTAGCTTGAGCTAAAGTGCCACTAGTATATGTAAGACCAGTTTCAGCTTCTAATGTATTAGCAGAACCACTTCCAGTAATTATCCTATTGTCTGCATTGTTATTAATTGTTGTGCTGGTAACTGTAGCAAAAGTATTATCACCTCTTAAAAAAGTAGTACTATCTTTTGTGCCTGAACCTATTCTTGCTATTGGCACTGTGCCACTTGCTAAATCACTTGCATCAAGATTTGTTAAATTAGCTCCACTAATAGCTGGTAGTGTAGCTGGAAATCTTGCATCAGGTATTGTGCCACTATCAAGGTTACTTGCATTCATTGATGCTAAAGAAAATGTACCAAATGCTACTATGTCTACTTCATCTCCATTTGCCAAAGCATTT